CGAACAGGTTGGTTTCCAACATAAGTTGATGCGCTAGAAAGGGTAGCAGTTCCGGATGGGATGACATTAGCTTCGAGTATATCGGCATTAGTGATCGATGCCGCAAAGGTATATTGTCCAAGATGATCTGCCAAGACTGTTCTTGTTCCGTTGTAGGGAGTTCCGCATCCTGCGATGACAACTGATTGTCCTTCCGTAAATTCATGTATGCCAAGTGTAGTAAAGGTGGCGACATTATTTGTCAGCGACACTTTCTGAATTGGACTTTTGAATGTGACCAGCATTGGAAGGATTACACCTTCGGCTGTATCGATAATTTCATTAAGATAACTGTCTGAATATAAGGATGATGACACACCGAGCACACTTCTCAACTCTGTGGCTGTAATTATGCTTGGCATGTCATCTCCTTTTTACTCCCATTTATAGCTGCCTACCAGCGGGAGCACTAGTAGGCATTAAGGACAATTAAGCCTTGTTGAAGCGACGGATACCGCCAGCAACCTTAGTTGCAATTGCATAGTAACCATAAACTGCTACCTGTAGGCGACCGTTAGCGAAAGCCTGAACCTGTAGAGTTGTCTTTGGTGCTTCATAGAATGTGATTGCATCTGGATTAACCAAAAGCATTGTGTCATCAGCTGTTCCTGAACCAATAAATGGATCAACATATAGGTTTGTTCCTAATACTGAGCCAACTACTGATGAAGGTGAAACGATGCCTGAGTTGTTGCTTGGATTAGCAGCAGCATAAAGAGCACGCTTTGTTGAATCTTGTGCAGCAAGAAGCACTGACCACCATGAACTGTTTGTGATCAAGTTAGTTGCAAATCCGCCGGTTGCAGCATAAGCGGCAGCAGCTTCAGTTGCAATGTAAGCCTGTAAGCCATCAGCATCAGCTGTGGTTGCAGTTCCAACTGTTCCATCTGTAAACATTTGAGTAAATACAGCTGTGTCAGTTGCTTTTGCATAAGCGTTATTTAATTGACGAATTAACTCGTCATAAAATACTGGTGATGATCGATCGATCAATTCCCAAGAAATGTTTTGTAGCCCAGCAGCCTTCTTAACATCAACGGTGATATAACCTGATGCCATTTCAGTTCCGCCAAGAGCTTCACCTTCAGTTGAGTTTCCATCAACTGTTGGAGCAGTTGTTAATTTAGGAATTGTGAATGACATTCCTGATGCTGGTAGAACACCACGAGAAATTGCATCAACTGATGGGCGTGCGCCAATTGTTGTTGTGATGAACTCGTTTAAGTGTTGTGGAAGTGTTAGACCTGTGTTTGTTGTGGTGTCATCTGCGAACTTAACATAAGTGCGGCTCTCATCATTGCCCATTGCAGCTTTGATTGAGTGCTCCAAGTAAGATCCAGCAGACACGATTGGTGAGCGTGGCTTTGTATAAGCAACTGGTTGATTTGCTTGAACTGCCACAGGCTCTGACTTTGCAGCTTCTACCGCTTCGGTGGCGATAGGAGCATCTGAAGTTATATCAGACAATTTGTCCTCCTGTGTTGTTGTATCCTCAGCGGTTGCTTCGGAATTCTCTGGTGTTGTTTCAGTCGCTACGACTTTTTCAACTCTAGCTGATGCAATTGCAGGATCAGACACCAAACTGACCTCAGCCAATGAACTCTTTGAAATAACCATTGCTCCGTCTTTGTTATCCCATGCATCAACCATTACGCCAACAGAAAATCCATCGCGTAATCCTGTAGCAGCTTCCTCCAATGCATCATCAGCTGCAAAAGTCTTTGCTAATTTAAATGTGCCTTCTAAACCTTGATCGTTTGCAGTAATATCAACCAATTTTCCAAGTGGGCGAGTTTTATCGTGCTCTAATAACAATTTAACTGGTTTTGAAAAGTCAATGCTGTCTTTAGCAAATACGGTTGCACCCGCACTTGTATTTCCGCGCTCATTCCAAGAAACAATTGTTCCTGAAATTGTTCGCTTGTTTGTATCGGCTGCGGTTATGGTTATTGGGAAATTAATCTTCATTTGATTAAGTCCTCCTCCTCTTGGATTTGTTCAACGCTCATCGCGCCGATGCGGTTTAGGATTTCATAAACTTGCGCTCTTTGTAATGCATCCCCACGCAAGAAATCATCAACGCTAAAACGGATTTCAGTTCCGTATGGCGTAAAATCTGGAAGTGTAAGGCGTTGCTCAATTGCAGTTAAAATGGATCTTAAAGAAAAATCAATTAAAGATTTTCTTTCTGAAACTGAATTTGAATAAGTCATTGAAGTTGTTTCTGCTGAAATGAAGTAAGCAGGAATTCCGGTCGCTCTTGCAATTTCCAAAGCAACATATTGGCGTGCTTCATTTAACTGAAGTTTTGCTGGATCAAATCCTAAAGCGGTTAATTCAACATCAGCATTTAAGAAAGCGGTTGCCCTTGTCGATCTTGCAGTTTTCCAACTTTCAAGCAATTTTGAAATTCTTTCTGGAGTAAGATTTGTTCCATTTGACTTTAAGACCATTGTTGGAACTGGCTCTTTAGCATAAAGTTCGGCAGCCTTTTCCAATTCTAAAGCTGCGCGAATTGTGCGACCCGCTCTTTGTAATACGCCTTCATCTAATCCATCAAATCGAATAATAGATCCAATTCCTGATGGTGGTGTCATAACTCCATCTAATTCATAACCAACAATTTCAGTTGCATTGTTGTTTAATCTAGGAATAATTCTATTAGGTGCAATTCTTGTCCATTGACGAACTCTTGCTCCATCTGAAACTGAGTAAGCATCTAAAACTAATCCATAACCAACGCCATAGAATAAAATATCCTCTGCAAGCCAAGCATAAACAGCTGATCCAGTAATTCTTGCATCTGGTTGCCATATTGCTTGAACTGGTTCAACATGTGCTCCAGTAAATTTGTTGTAACCCTCTAAAGGTAAAGATCCAATTGTGCTGCAAATTATATTTCGTGCTCTTGCAAGTGCTGGAACAGACATTGCCATTTCGCGAGTTGCAATTTGCTGTGAAAAATAAACTCCACCTAAAGCCTGTTGAATATTATATGGTGCATTGGTGGCGGCAACATCAACGCCATCTGTTACGGTTTTTGTATTTACCTGAAAACGATCAAATAATCCCATTAGCACATAATATACCATATTCCCTAATTATCCGACTTGTATATCAATTTCCGTTTCTGCTTGTGTCGCAAAATAGGTTGCTAATGCAGATGCGACAGCTGCGCAAACGGCAACCCTGCTTGCCCTTCGACCAATAATCCAAGATCCATCGCCATACGGCAATTTTGCAGCTGATAATGTTTGTTGAGTCAATTCATCTTGCCCACCATGTTGAAGCCTGTGTGAATTTATTGCTCCAAGCCATCGGTCGCACGACTCTGCATAAATCGCACCATCCATGTCGGTAATTGGAATTCCCGCCGGGACTAGGCGGCTTGCAACAGCTTGAGCGGTTCTTTTTGAATAGGCAACTGTCTGCACATTGTATTTTCTAACATAAGGCGCGATGTCATTTGCTACTGCTAGGTCATTTATTGAATAATCGTTTGACCAAGTATGAAGCAAAACTAAATTAAATCTTTCACCCGATAATTTTTGAGTAGCGACCAATGCGCCAAATTTTCTATCTGGACTTAAATCTAATCCAAACCAAGTTTCTTTGTCAGGATCTAATGGTATTGGATCGGTCTGACATAAAGCCCATTTTTGGGCATCGATAGCTGAATTGATCGTATCAACCCATTGGCATAAAACTTCGGTTCGCACAATATCAGGCGGATCGTTAATAACTGCTTTTAAGTTATCTGGATGAATTGTAATTCCAAGCGATGGATTGGCTTGAGCGAATGCTTCCCAGTTGATGTCGCCTGACGGAAGGGTTATCGGCGCATCGGGTTCGGCACTCCACTCAAACCAACCGATCGTGTCGGATGGGTTCGCGCCCGCTGCTAAAGCGCGTTCCCTAAGTTTGTTTAGGATTACTGAATGTTGATCCCCAGCATTGGAATATATCCAAACTTGAGGATTTTGTGCAGCCATCATTGTATATCGCATTGATGACCAAGCATCCTCATCTTTGTATTCTCTTAATTCATCCAAGTGAATAGTCGATGGTTTTGAAATACCGCGAGAAGCATTATTGGCAGCTTTGACCACAAACCTACGACCGCCTTTAAGTTCCATTTCCTCAGCACCATGTTGCCACCGGATTTTCTTTACTTCCGAAGCCAAGCGATCATTTTCCTCAATTAGAGAAACCATCTGCCTGAATGTTTCAAGTGAGGTAGTTAATCTGTGGGCTGATGACAGCTGTAGATTCTCGCCCCAGATATACATGCCAGTTAAAATCCTGAGCATCATAAAAGTTGATTTACCGTTTTGGCGTGCGATCAAAAGCCCAGCCTCCGTATGATGCCAGCGACCGTCTGGCTTGACCTTATGTCCATGAATAGCCACAAACTTTTGCCAATCCATCAAAGGAATGCCAATTTCAGCTGCAAAATCGATCATTTCATGCCCTTTTGAAGGTAAATCATTCAAAGGTGAGTGAATTCGTGGAGTTGCCACACCTCCTATTTTCGATTGATCCCAATCATTCAGGATTTCGCCTGTTTGTAAGTTAATCAAGCGGATCCAGTTGGTTCATGTCCAATTGAGGTGTTTTGTCGGTTAGAAAAGGAACG